ACATTAAATCCCTTACGGGCTAAACTACGAAACACCTGTTCCGAATCAGCGCCTTCGGCTACATTTTCGATATAAGCAGTATGTACATTGGGTACATTTTTCTCAACATAAGCAATTCCATCAGCATGAGCTTGCGACCATCCCCCATCATCATGAGGCCCGATCAAAACAAAAGCCACATTAAATTTTCCTTCAGTAACATCAGGAATTTGATATTGACCAACAGGAGCAACAGTAGGGGCTACAGTTGGAACAACTTCGGGAACTTTTGTAGCTACTTGAGGGGCAGCAACAGGCGCACATGCGCTAAATACCAAAACAACCATGATCAAAATTGTAGCTAAAACCCAAAAACGCTTTAAAAACATTTACCTTCTCCTATAAACAAGATTAACTACATTTACTGCTAACACCTATTCCTATACTAAATCTTTCCCCCTTTATCGATATTTGCTCCGCTACTACGAGTATCTTCTCCAGAATCTCCCAATTTATCATCCGATTTTTGAGGACGACCAGCATTTTCCTTACCGGATTGTTGCGCCGCCAAAATTATCGGAGTAAGTTTATCAACCCATTTTGTAGATTGCGCTTCATCTAATTGCCTCTGAAAATCAAAAGGATTCATACCGAGAGCCGAACTAAATTTCTGAGGTAAAACAATACCTCTATCAGATAAAGTTGTTGCCCTTTCTAATCTTTGCGCCCTATCATTAAAAAAATTTGTACCTTCAAGCATAAATTTAAATTTAAATTTTTTAGTTAATAAATCTATCTGATAATTAAGAAAATTTTCAAAATATGGATAAAGAGATTTCATATCATTTTCATCGTTGTTCACTGAAAGCTGAATCTGAACAGCGTTAGTACGATTGTTGCCCTCATCAAAGATTAAAGAGGTTGAAACACCCGCACTCGAAAGAGATGTTTTAAGAAAACTCGAATACACATCGTTAGCCGTTGGAAAAGAAACTGCTTGCATGTTTTCAAGTGGGGCAGCAGCTACTTTTAAAGCTTCTCCAATGGCCGACTTTACTAACGCTAAAAAATCTCCAAGTAGTTTTGGATTAATATTAAAAGCATCCTTTACTTTAGCTGAAGTATCTTTTAATGTACCTATTTGACCCAAGATAATTCTTGCAGCAGCACTCATATTAATATTCTTTTGTAGTTCTCGCATGAGGGGCTGTTGTATTAAATCTAAAAATAATCCAACAAATCTAGGCAATCTTGTGATTAGCTCCGGCTGAAATTTCCAGCACCAACCTATATTTGTAGGTATATCTTGCCAATATACATAACTTGAATTTCCTCTCGCTAATACCGCATCAAGAGAAGGGTCATATCCTTTTAATCCGTTTGTATTTTTCCAAAATTCTTCATATTTTTTAGCGAAAAAAGGACTGTACATACGAACATCTACACCGGGCTGAATAAACCAGTACATATTAAATGAAAAAAGCAAACCATAACTCCATTTTCCAGTTATCATTGAATATGCTGGTGACGCAGGTAATTCTTGAAGTACTATTTTTTTTCCTTCAAATCTAGGCGAACAAAAATACGCTTCATTTCTAAGCATTTCTTTTACTACACTAGCAAATTCAGATTTATGATCAAATCTATCAAAAAATATTTTCACTTGATCTAAATCTTTAGAATATGCAGTAGTTGTATAATCTGATGGCTTTGCATTTATACATGTATAATTCAAATCAAAAGACAACAAATTTCCCAAATATGATAATAATTTACGATATATTTGAGATTTTATTTCGAAGTCTTGAGAAAATGATTGTAAAGCAACTTCCGAATTTTTAGGATCACTTAATGCCGCATTAAGTGAAGCCTCTGTAGCCGCCATCGGATTTAATGTAACATCTCGCATCCGACCCGAAACCAAATAGGGAGTTAATACAGAGGTATAAAAACTTCCACCAGTTAATTGTTGCGCGAAATCTAAAATATTCCAGACTTCACCACTTGTCAAATCCTCTGGAATAGTCTCTAATTCTTTTTTTTTAGTTGCCAAATACTACCTCCTTCCCCTTAAAGTTAAGAACCAATTCTCTATTCAGTATAGATTCTATTTCTTCTATTTGCCAATAAGGGATTTCTAAAAATTTAATATCATTATCTAAGCAATATTGCTTTTTTATTTTATCTTTTTTTATTCTATCTAAAAAAGCAATTTCTCCTCCAAAATAATCTTGTGAAACATAATGCTGAAGCCCTTGAAACTCTATACAAATATTAAAATCAAAAAGATAAAAATCAAACATTAATGGCAAAATATCTCTACAATCATCAAACTTTTTCTGAGGTATATAATTTATATTTTTTTCATTTAAAAATTTTTGAATTTTATATTCTCCATTAGAAAAATTGCAATTTCTACAATGACTCTTTTCAGAAACTATATCGGCTATCCTAACAAAATTATCGCTTCCACAGATAGAACAATGCCAAAATGCTTTTTTACCACTAAAAGGTAAAATATCATGTGGGTCTATTCCTAATTCTATATTTTTATTCCAGTTCCAGCATTCATCTATTAAATCAGGAAATAAAACGTACAAATTATTATTTTTTGTAGGCAAGCTACCAGCACAATAAGGGCAATCGCTTTTTAACATAGCTCTGGCATATATAGAACTAAAAAATGAATGATTATTTTTGCACAACCAAAAAACCTTTAAAGTAGAACCTGGAGATAATTTCTCCGGAAAAAGATCATCGTTTCTTTTATAATCCCACTCTTTACATAAATTTGGAAATTTATATTTTAAATTATTATATTTTCCAATTCTATGCCCCGAACAATAGGGACAATTTTTTATACCTCCAAATATAAGCGGATTCCATTGTAATTGAAAATTCTCTTCCCCACAAGTGGTACAGGTAAAATATAATCGCATATCAGTTCCAATAAATTTCTGGTTTGGAGATAATTCAAAAGTTTTTTCAGTTAACTTCAACCAAAGTTCTATATTTTGAATAGTATAAGGATTATCAACTCCAAACCTAGTTAATTCTGATTTTTTTCCATATCTTTTTATACCATTATTAAAAGCATTATAACTAGAAAAATATTTATATCCATAAATATCTTCTATATTCATTTTTGTATAACAATTCTTATAAAAATCTTTTATCATATACCCATATTCTTTAAAATATAAAACTATTTCATTTTGAGTATAATTTCTCATTTTTATTCCTCCTATAGAATATCCTAACCGAATATAGAGAGAAGCCGTTTAGGACTACGGTTTTCGGGGATCAGCCTATCTCTCTATTTCTAAACGAGCATATTAATAAACTTGCATTAAGCCTGATAAAATACTCCAATCATCAACGGAATCTTCTTCTCTCAATAGTTCTTTATCTAGAAAAGAAGCATAATGATTAGCATAACTTAAAACAGTAAAACGATCTTTTCTACTCCCAGGAGACTCAACTAATTTAATATTTCCAGATACCATTGTCATAGAAAGATTGATAAACTCATTTACAGATAAACTAGTTTGAACATATGGAGCAAGAAACCATGCCTTAGCATTAATATCATTAACATCTAAGAATTCTTTCATATATGGAGACTTTATTAAATAATCCTCAGCGCTTGCTTCATCTACTAAAAATTTCCATAATTTCTTTTGAAGACTATCTCGCATTTCAACAGCAATAAGAGAGTTTAACTCTCCTGTACCAGAGACAGGATAAATTACTGGTCTGGCATTCAATCCTAATGTACGTTTAGATAATTCATCATAAGTTTTTCTATCAATACTTTCATGATCCATTATGGTCATCGGCTCATATTCAATACCTCTTTCGGCATCTTTTGTAAGTATTCCTAGTTGATCATATTCAGTAATACCCGCATTAGCGATATCAAGCACAATTACATCGGCTTCGAAATCATAGAATATCTGTTTTATTCTGAGAGCCTGTAATACACTATTTACCCCGCTAAAGGACTCCATATAAAGCAATTCTCTATAAAATCCTCTATGAGTTGGAAGCAAACGAACACACCCTGTAATAGATAAGTCATTTGCTTTACCTGCACGTTGAGCAATATCACAAGAAACAATCCTCATTTCTCCTTCAAGTTTATTAATACCATAAGGATTTTTCTTCGCATTATAATGTTCATCAATCCTTTGTGGATAAAATGCTTTTTGTATTGTTCTAGATTTCCCAAACATCTTTAGTCTGAAATAAGATGAAGCACTTTCCCCCCAACTGATATTGTAGTATTCCTCAAGTGCAGTAATCTCGTCCATCTTAGAAATTTCATTTTTTATTTGTCTTTTTGTTTTAATATTGTGTTTTAAAGTTATAAGATAATCTAAAGCAATAAATCCAGAATTATCTCCCCGTAACATAGCTTTAATATTTTTTTTAGTTTCATCAAACCACCATAAACCCTTATGATAAGCTGAAGAAATAAAAACTTCTTTAGGCTCCTCCCTAAGAAACTCATATTGTGGCATTTGTATATAAGGTGTCTGTCGAACATAGGCGAAGGGACGGATGATAGAATCCACAACGAGTTTGTCAATTAATCGGAATTCTTCATATATAATAAATGTGGCCCTTTTCCCCCGCGCGCTATCCCTTGAAGCAACTACTCTGATTACACTTCCATTATGAAAATCCACTTGCCATTTATTCATATTAGTAGTAATATTACTTATCTCTCTGGCAAGATTAGGAAAATTATCTCTCAAACTGGTTATTTTATCAGAAACAATAATACCAGCTTGCTCTTTAGTGGAGCTAACAACAACTATTTCTGAGTTAGGATATAAAACTGCTTTAGCACAAGCAAATACAGCCAAAAGCCATGTTTTTGCCGTTGCACGACTGCATATAGCCACAAAAGAATCGCAATTATTCATCATATATATCCATAAAATTTGATATGGAAATAATCTAATACCAAAATAATGTTCAACAAAACGATGAATATTCCTGCGATAAAAAGTTATCCAATTAATTAAATTTTGTTTTCTTTCACCACTTAATTCTTCTTGTGTAACAATCTTAGGATTTCTAAAAACATCTTTACTATCGGCATTTTTACGATATTCGTTTTTAAAATCTTTCATTTTTCATCTTCTATATCAAAATCATCGTCTTCTGTGATTTCTTCCAATTCTCCTGTAGAAAAATCTCTTGAACCAGTAATAAAATTCCCAATAGGACGAGTAATATAACGTTCAACATATTCTTTAATTCCATCAATATCTTTAAACTTTTCCTTATCCTGATAGAATTCAGCAGGTTCAAATTGCTCTATTTCTTTCACCCAATTACCAAAAGTATCTGCACTCTTTCCACTATTAGCGGCACTCTGTAAAGCAGGAGTCAAAGCACTATTTTTCATAATATCTTGTAGTGATTTAACCATAGAATCTACAGGTCTACCTTCTAGCCGAGCTTTTCTAATTTCATTCTGCTTATAGCAAATTTCTTTTACAAGAACTTTTTCCCCTTGAGTATCACACTTAGTTGTTTTTCTCCACTCGTTAAACTCTTGCTCTAAAAATTCATAGTCATCTTGTTGCAAACCCTTCCCCCATTGACTCTCAAAATATTCTTGGTTTTCAATACTTCCAGCAGGAAGTTTTACTCTTTCTTCTCTAGTCAGTTCTACAAAAGTAAGGTCTTGATTATCCCAATCTCTCTCTGAAAGTTTAGTACCAAACTGAACACTTAATAGCTTATTCTTATATATGCCAAAATAACTTTCGGTACTATGACCTTTT